TAAGTGTTTCTTGATTCATACTTAAAAAGTAAAGCATTAATTCCTGTACACTTTCATTGACTTCATTCTCATCTGATGTGAGTCCGTAAGCCATTGTCCTAAACTTATCTGATAGCTTAGATATTTCTTCATAAATCTCAGTCATTAATTGGTTCTATCTTATCAATCTTATTAACTGTACTCTGTGTTAATTCATCAAGGACTAAACGATATGCTCTGATTACTGCTGAATTACCTTTAGTTTCTACTCCTGCAAAAAAGCCGTTGGTAGCTACTGCTAAATTAATTGGTATTATCATTAACCAATCCCAAAAGTTTTCTTCCCTTTGTCCTGCTCCGTAATTATTATGATATTCTATTATAATATCTACAACTTCTAAATAATTATTGTATCTACTTTTTGTGCTGATTTCTTTTGCGAACTCTTTACACATTGTAATATAAGTTTCTATTATTACTCGGTGTTCATTATTTGCGTAGATGGGTTCTATCATACGCCAAAGATATTAAAAAAGTTATTGTATTCCTTTTTCTTCTTTTAAGTTTTCAACAAGGTTTTTGTAATAACTTATCTGTTCTTCATATTCTACTCTTGAAACTTTAGATATTGCTCTTGATTTAAATTGTAGTTCTTCAGCTGTACCTTCTCCATATTTAGAATCTAAATGTAATGCAAACTTATACTGTTCTCCTTGACCAAATAGATTATCAGCTGCTGACTGTGGTTGAACATTTGTATCACACCAACGAGTTGATAGATGTTTTCTTGACATAAAATGACCTGCGTGAATGTTCTTGTAATGATAAACCCTTCCTGAAGTGAAGCATTGAACCATTCCATACTCATTAGCATCTCTAAGTCTTATGTAAAGACTGAACCATTTGTCGAGCTCCTTTTTTAGTTTACTAATTGTCTTTTTCAATTCTAATTAAGTTTTTAATTAATACTTTAACTAACATCTCTTGATCAAATGTACTACCTTCTCTTACTGCCCTTCCTCCATAGTAGAAGATTCCTTTTAAGTTGTTTATTCTTTCATATACTATAGCGTCATCAAAAGCCCATAAAATTGCTACAGGCTTTTTACTTTGCACTTGTAACATCTGACCTCTTACTATCTTCCTCATTGAAACTATTACATCTTCTGATTTTTTAATACTTTTATGAACTCCCTTTACTTCTGCAAATCCTGTAAGACTTCCATTGTTATAAAGTGCTGCGTCTATATGTTCATATTCAGGATGCTTTGCAAATGTCAATCCGAAATGATTAGCAAATGTTTTAAGAGTTTCTTGTTCCCTTAACTTATTTGCTTTGTTTTCAAACTTCATTCTTTTACAGGAGTTTCAAATCCTTCATCACAATCACTACAAAAGTAACCTTCACTTTCTGCGTGGTCGTGGCACTCGTAACACAATCCTGATTCAGATATTCTAGCGTTACAACAATAGCTTCCTTCAGCTTCTTCAAAATCTGCTTTACAGCAGGGACTTACTTCTTGTTCTGTTTTCATTTCTTTTCTTCTTTAGGCTTTCTAATTGATACCCACTTTTGAGGTCGATATGTACTTGGTTGTTGGAATCCAAACATCATTCGGAAACTTCCTGTTTTTTCAGGATCATATAATTCTTCTTTTTTCATTTCTTTATTATTTTAGTAATTTTGGTTCAGGTCTATAATTAGGTACTTGTTTTGGGTCTTCACCTCTATCAACTCTTGATCTAGCTTCCCATACTAAGTCTTTATGTTGTCTAAGCCATTTCATATAAGTAGGAACAGTTAAATGTATAAAGTCATTTGTAATAGGACTTCTTACTCCTAAGTTAAATGCATTCTGTGCATCTTCAAAATAAAAATTCTTATACATTCTCGATAAATCAGAAGCTAAACTTTGTGCCATTACACTTATAGTATCTTCATCCACATTATTTTGTCCTAATTCTATGTATGTTTTGCTTATTAAATCTACTGAAGATAAAAGCAAATCCTGTTTTGACATTGTTTTAATTAATTTCATTTTCAAATTGTTTTAATAATTTTTTCTTTACATTCATATTCTTTTGTAAATGCTGATGTATTTTACTCATTCCTTTTGAATTAGACTTAGGATTATTCTTTTCTCTACTTTCCCAAGTTCTAACGCAAGCTTTCCAATCTTTCATTTTATTTTTTCCGATCATAAAGTTCTTGCTTTCATAAAAGTCTATAAATGATTCTGCTTCTATATTATTTTTGCGTAAGATACAATAATTTTTAACTTCATCTAAAGTAGGTTTTTTAAAAAGAGCCTTTTTATTACTATCTGTAAGATTAGTATTAGTTATATTTATATTAGTATTATCTGAAAGCTTTTCTTTACTAGGTACATTAACTAAAGTTATTACCCTACACTCTATTTGTTTACTATGTAGCTTATATTTGTTTACTCGCCTAATATGGTTGTTATCTTCTAAATTCTTTAACCACTTCTGAACTGATACCTTACTAACTTCATAAAGTCTGCAAAAGTATTCAGTAGAAGCTGTGCATTTTCCGTTCATATTACAAAGAGCTGTAATCTCTGCATAAAGTAATTTAGCATTAGGTATTAATGCTTTACTGTATCTGACTTCAGCAGGAATTATTGCGTAGTAGTTAGGCTTCTCTTTCATAAGGTAATTACTTCAATCTCATATTTAAAATTCTGAAGTGCAAGTTTAACATTTTCTAATTGATTATAGAAGTCCCTGTAAGAAACTTTTATGTCTGTACCTACATCTCCTGATTTAATCCTTATTGTTACTTGGTGCTTTAAACTATCATTAACATCATTTTTTCTGAGATAATCTTTCAGTTGAAATAAGTCAAAGAATATTTTTTTAGAATCTTCAATAGATTGAAAAGCATTAAATACTTTATTAAAAATATCTCTGTATTTAGGAAAGGTTGCGTAGTTATGTTTATGATTTTTCTCATAGTGATAGATCAAAGTTCTATCTCTATTAATAACCTTTGCTATTGTTGAATGTGGTATTTCATATTCTTTTCTAGCTATAACACTTGCTATTGATCTTGCCACCTGAAGCTCTTGTTTCCTACTTTTGTAGGCTAAAGAACCCTTACGCAAGCCCAACAAAGATGTTGTCAGGTTGCATAAGTTTTTAAAATTGTCTTCTTGTGTCATCTTAGAATGGTAAATCGTCAGGAGTTGTACCTTCAAAATGTACGTCTAATCCTTCAGGTTCGACTACTTCACTACCCATAATTGCAAAGTGATACCCGTCTATATTATGAAAGTATCTACCATTGTATTCTCTTGAATAAACATTACACAAGATTTTAACTTCCATACCTACTTCTAGTTTATTCAAAGAATCTAACTTTTCACCAAAAGCACTTACTGCTATTTCATTATTAAATTCACCACCTGTATCAATTACAACTGTTTGCTTCTTCCAAGTTTTTCCTGCCTTAGAAACGCCTGATTCTAACTGTAACTTTGATTTTACTGTTCCTTTTACTTCCATTATATATTTCGCCTATGATTAGTGAGTAGGACTTTTCTCGGTTAAATTATTTATTTATTTCTTGCTTTAACATTCTCATCAATGTACTTTCTTGCTTTTCAGACATTGAGTAGTTTCTCATCTTAGACATTACTGCTGAACTTTTACCTGTATTGATTGCTTCTAACATAGCATTGTAAATGTCAGTTGTTATTTTAGGTTTCATAGGTTCATTTACCTTATTACTATCAGCGTCTTTAGTGTCATCTAATAAGAATAAGTTACCAAGTGCATACTTCTTAGCATAAGAACTACTTGATCCAAACGACTGAGCAATATCCATTCCTTTACGTTCAGGATTAATACCTGCCTGTGCTTCTACAAAGATAGTTTTTTCTCCATCTGAAATAGATACTTTTGAATTTAAAACTAAGTATCCTGCAATCTCTGCAGTAGTTTCTGTAATAGTAAGGTAGCAGTTATATTTTTTTAATAAAGGCTTTAGAGCCTCTAAAATTCCCTCTGCACTCCTATAATTATATTTACCAAAACTATTATACTCATTTTTAGGAGCTTTTAGCTCACTCTGTATAGCTACTAAGTAGTCTATTTTTTTAATTTCTTTTGCCATTTTCTTATTTATTAGTTATTGTTATATTTTTTTTTATATTCTTGATATTCTTTATCAGTCATCTTTTGTATTCTTTTATCTAATAAAGAGAATAATTCAGTATATAATTCATCTTTAGTTTTCTTTTTTGATTTTATATAGATATTATCCTCTATAATTTTTTCTTTTTTCATTTTATATTAATTATTATTGGTGAGTTATTATTTTCTTTATAGTATTCTATGTATTCAGGTATCAAGTCGCTATGCCAAGAATCTTGAAGCTGCCAACCATAAGTCTTAAGCATTTCTTCAAACTTTCTGTGTATCTGTAATTCAGTTCCTATTATAATTACTGACCTGTTGTTATTACTCAAATCATTATTAAAGTGTCCTGACATTCTATCATAAGTATTAATACCTGTAGCTGAGTATTGTGGTTTCAAATACCATTCTTCAGCTTTAACTTTATCATTATCTAAAAACCTATCTTTTGACTTCCAAAATTTAGCTTTATTGTAATCTATGAAAGTATTGTATTCTAAGTATTCTGCGTCTTGTATAGTCATATTAAAATATTAAAGAGTCAATGAAACCTAATGTTCCACACATTAAAAGTAATAGGATAGAAAAAGCAGCCATTGTAAAAACTGAAAAAGCTATATTCTCAATTTTTTTATTTCTTCTTTCTTTCCAACTTTCCCATCTGTAATTTCCTAAAGAGTTCTTAGTAAAGAATTGCTCCTTTTCGCTTTCGTTCATATACTGAACTACTTTGCTTTTTAAATTTGTAATCTTAAAGTTTTTCATCTTAATTGTATTGTGGGGGTTTTTACACCTCCTGATTATTAGTTGTTGATTAAGTTATTCCCCTCTACTATTGCTTGGTCTAAAGTTAGGCCTTCAGCATTTAAGAAAGTTCTAGCACCTGTATTACTCCATACTGAGAATAAGTTGTTATGACCTGAGATAGTTACCTTTAAGTTAGAGTACATAGAGTGACTACAAGTTTGAGTAGTAGTTCTTGAGATGTTGTTTTCTTTTTGGTTTGTTGTTGTGAAGTTCATATCGTTTGTTTTAGTGATTAATTATACTGCAAATGTACACCTTTTAATTTACTCACACAATTATAAACAAGTTTATTTACAAAGTTATTAACAATTTAGGTGTTTACATCTAGGACAAACTTTATAGCTTGTCTAGTATATTAGTATTAAAAAGAAAAGAAAGTGCCTAAAACGGCAAAGGGGCATACCTATAAAGGCATTAAAAGATTGATGGGTAGAGTTCCGTTGTTCAATACTACACTACAAGAAATTGACTGCTTCTTAAAGTTGCGAGCATAAGCTGCTGCGTAAGTCGTAGAGTCTACACCACAACCAACTTGCATTCCAAAGACTTTGAAGCGTTTACCTACGAACCATTGAACATAAGCTAATGTATGGGTATGACCACAAACAGAAGACATCAAGTTGTTCTTAGCTTTAGCTGCTGCTTGACCTCCTTCTCCGTGTTCGTAAAGTACATCATCATATATAATAGACTCGCACCAATTCCAATTAGGAGTTTCTAAGACTTCATTGTAAGACCTTATCCAAGCGGCAGGAATACCACCTGACATAGCTTTACGACTAGCCATTCTATCGTGATTACCTATCATAACATCTGCATAAGGGAAAGCTTCATACCACTTAGCTATCTTCTTAATAGCAGTTTCAAGCTCTAGCCCTGAAGACATACCATCAGGATCAGGTTCGTGATATGAAAATCCGTGAGCGTCAATAATATCTCCAATAAATATAACTTGATTACAATTATGGATTTTGTATTGTTCTTTGCACCATTCAAGGTAGCCGTCTAAACAGAAAGGTTCGTGAAGATCGCCAATGACTAGAATGTTTCTAACCTCTGATTTCCTCATTTCCTGAATGACTGCTATCTCGTTAGGCTTTAATCTGTATCTGTTATTTCTTAGCAACGTCTGCTATTCCTTGTCCAACAATAAGAACTAAGATTGCGTGGTACAATTCTTTTGCTGTATCAGCATCAACTCCTAAGTAAGTTACTATTGCAGGAACTACTACTGAACTAATTGCGTACCAAAACTTCTTAGACTTTAACATCTGTCCGATAAGATACTTTTGAAAAAACTTTTTCATATTATTTATTTTTAATTATTAAGTTAATATTTTCTCCGCCCAAATGTATTACTTCTTTGATTAATAAGTCCATAGCTAAGACAGAGTTACTAACAAAGTCCTGTTGGCTTCCTAGTCCTACTAGAATACAGCCTTGAGATTGATATGGATAATTTCCTCTGTGAAATAATATCAAATCCCTATCAGGAACGTCTTGAACTAGCAAATGAACGTAATCCCTAGTAGCTGATTCTCTTGGAAGTCTAAGTCTTACAGGATAAACTCCTTC